GTGAAAGTTTTCACAAAATCGGACCAGAAAGTCTCCGATAGAGCAGGAAGAAGGAGGATCAATGAACATCACGGCCATCAATGCCTGGATCAAGACCAACAAGGAGTCACTGACCCCCGAGGCCCTTGTCCTGGCTGAGGCGGCCAAGGATCTGGCCCGAACCATGGACCAGGAGAAGAAGGAAAGGGGCAAGGTATCCAGTGGAGTGGCTAATGCCTACCGCCAGACCTTCGCCCAGTTAGTGGCTATCAAGCCAGGCAATGCACCAGCCAAGTCCGACAAGGATGAGGACCTATTTAGCCCCACCGAGTAAGACACCACACCAAGGAGTACACCATCATGGCAGAACTGATTGTAGTAGTACTGGCTGCAACCCTAGTGGCTCAAGCGGTCAACATCATGGCTCAGACCCGTAACAAGAATCGCAGACTAGCATGAGCGCCCTGGTCGAGGCCCTAAAGAAGGCCGCAGACGAGAGCGATCACCAAAGGCTCACCATTGTTGAGCGGCTCATTGTGGAGATCCCTGACGCCGAGCAAATGATCCTTGCCAAAAATGCTGACGGATCATGGCGCTATTCATCTCCCCAGTTGGCCGCTGCAGCCGAGGTAAACGGATTCAAGATCGATCCTAGCTCGATCTCCAAGTTCCGCAGGGGCAGGGAGCTGGTCGAGGCCGCTAAAGCTGCCGTCAAGACCCAAAAGCGGGTGACCAAGAAATGACGACCACCACCATCACAGCTCCTGTCAGCCTCACCCAAGAGATCAGATTCCTTGATGCCTGGCTGGAGGTCGAGTATACCGATGCAGATGAGCTTTTCCGCAATCTTGAGGAAATGCTAGAGCTTGGCGTGGAGGACCCAATCCGGGCTCGGGAGATCTTCAGCGAACTGGCTCAGGCCAGTGATGAAGACCTTTCAGATGCCCTGCGGGCAACATGGATCTTCAAGCACAACTGCTTTGATCGTCTCCACGATGATGACAATGCCGCCTGGTTCATCGAGCTATTGAAGGAAGAATGGCAGCGCACAGGGGAGCTCTCCCTTGAGCAGGCCGACAAAATCTTCCTAGATTCGAAGGCCGGATCATGAGCCCGGTTCAGAAGGCCATCGCCGAGCAGAGGGCCAAGGATGCCGACCCAATCGGCTGGATCCGGATCGTGGAATGGGCCAAGGAGGTATTGAATAAATCATGACTGAATTGGAGGGTGTGGAAAGGCTGGAGTTGGCAGCCGCCATCGTTCGAGCCTATCTTTCGACAGATCGTGATGGCCTGGTTGTGCTGCTCAAGCAGGACGAGGCCTCAGCAGCTCTGATTAGTCTCGCTCTCACCTTCCTGGATGCCTATCTGGAGTTGAGATTCCCGGGGCATGAGGCTGGGAATGATGAAATCTACATGAGGTTTCTCAACGGCTTCACGGTCACCCTATTGAGATTCGAGATGGAACAGTGACACAGACACATTGGGATGGGAAGGGTGGATCCAAGCCTCAGGCTCTGGCCATCCTTTCCACGCCACTATTAGTGATGCTGATGGTCTATCTCACCCACATCGGATTCTGGGGAAGCTGGCCAGCCGATATTACTTACAGCATCGTGCAAAGCACCACTCCCCAGAAAGGCAAAGATGACTGAACCACAGAAGACTTACAGCGTAAACGTAGACAGGATCTTACTGTTGTTCACCCTGACCATGGTTCTGGCCGTCCTCATCTTGGTGATCGTGGGGTGACCTGGTGCACCCGGCTATATTCATTTCGCTCTTGCTAGGCGCTGGCCTCTTGGCTGGAGCCTTGCTTGGCCTGTTACTTTATGAGGCTTTGAACCCATGATCTTCGAGGGCCAGGTATGGGCTCCAGTCGCCTTTACCAGGCCTCTCAGCCCCGACTTTCCGTCTGACGGCCATAAGCTCATCCGGCTGGTCGAGAAGTATTGGAAGACCCCTGATGGTCTGAGGGTCGAGCTTGATGATTGGCAGAAGTGCCTACTCATCCATGTCCTGGAGCGGTATCCGCAGGATTACCCAGTCCCTCACCTCCGTGGCAGGCTCCGTTACCGTCAAGTGGTTATCTCCATGGGTCGCCAGAATGGCAAGAGCCTGATCGGTGGTGTGCTTAGCCTCTATGGCCTTCTCCAGCATGTAAAGGGGCCCAGCGTCATTGGTGTGGCCACCTCCGTAGAGCAGGCCAATGTCATCTACCAGCGCACGGCCTACGCGGTCAAGAATGAAGAGGAACTGACCAAGCGTCTGAAGGCCACTGGAACCCGAGGAATCCGTCTCAAGGATGGCAGCGGCGAATACAAGTGCTTCCCCGCCAAGGAGGAAGGTCTCCAGTCCGTTCCGGTCACCCTAGGTATTGCAGACGAGCTCCACCTCAGCAAGGCAGCCATGTGGGACTCCATCGTCAAGGGCCAGACAGCCCAGAAGGATGGAATCTTGATCGGCATTACCACAGCCGGTGATGATGACTCCCTATTGCTCAAGAGGCTCTACAAGCAGGGTGAGAATGCCATCACTGGTGGCCTGGATACAGAGCGGTTCGGGTTCTTCCTCTGGGAGGCTCCTGAGGGTTCCACGATCGACACCCCGGGCGCTGTAGAGATGGCTAACCCTGCGGTGGCCTGTGGTCGTATCCCGATTGAGACTGTGCGCTCGGATGCTCGATTCCAGCCTGAGCCTGACCAGCAGAGGTACACCCTCAACAGGTTCGTGGCATCTATTAACTCTTGGCTGCCTATGAGCGCCTGGTGGGCCTGTGAGAAGGGCTCTATCCCGACGACGCACAAGGATCTGGTATTCAGCATTGAGAGGACTCCTGGTTGGGAGTTCGCCACCATCCAGGTCAATGCCAAGATCGAGGGCAAGCTCTATACACAAACCATCGCATCTATCGAGAAGCCAAGTCTCGACCGTCTCATTAGAGTTTGTCAGGACATAGCTTCCAAATACCCTGCCACCTTCGTGGTTGATGCCACGTCTCTGGGCTCCCTGGCAAAGACCCTTACCGATGACAAAGGCTATGAGGTATGGAAGCTCCACAGCAATGAAGTAGCCCAGGCCTCCAGCCTGACCTACGCCAAGATCCTCCAGCGCCAGGTCATCTATCCAGAAGACTCTGGTTTGCTCAATGCACAGATGCCTAGGGCCAAGCGCAAGAACGTGGGCGAGGGCTGGAAGATCCAGAGGAGTGAATCCGAGCTGGGCGTTGATGCCGTCCAGGCAATGATCAATGGTCTGTACGTGGCCGAAGTAAAGCCTGTAAGGACCCTGCAACTGTTTTAAGCCGATACTCCCATCGTGAATGTCCAAACAAACGATGGGAGGTGTCCGGGTGAGCAAGATCTTGCAGTTCTTCGGCATTGACCGAATTGAAACTCGATTCTCGGAGCCGAACTGGTCAGGCCAACTCCCGACTACCATTCCCCCAAGTCGCTCAGGGGCCTCCGACATTACGCTCGATCGGGCCCTAACAATTCCAGCCGCCTTCCGAGCTATTACGATCTTGGCGACAGCGGTGTCCCAGTTGGAATTGAGTGCGTGGCGTTCTGGTGTCGAGGTCTCACCTTCACCCGCCCTGGTCCGGAAGCCTGATGCTAACCGGCCCCTGAGCGACTTCCTCAAGCGCACCGTAATCTGCTTGGCCGGTACTGGAAATGCCTATTGGCGCAAGCACCGAGATGCCAGCGGCATGGTCGCCAGCCTCCAGGTCTTGAACCCATTTGCTATTAGCTGGGAGTTCGATAAGAACGGTCGGAAGTGGTACCGCTATAACGGCTCTCTGGACAAGATCAACAAGGATGAGATCCAGCACCTTCGCTACATGGATATCCCGGGCCATGAGGAGGGCGTAGGCCCGATCCAAGCCAACCGTGAGACCTTCCAGAATACGTTGATTCTCCGGGAGTATGCCCGCACCGCTTTCGATACTACGCCTGTTGGTGTGCTCTCCACGGATAAGGAACTGACTCCTGACGAGGCAGATCAGGCCAAGGTCCGTTGGAATGAGTTGATGGCCGATCGCGGCATCGCCGTGCTGGGCAAGGGTCTTGGATTTGCTCCCACAATCATTTCACCAGAGGACGCCCAGTTCCTAGAGAACCAGCAGTTCAGTGTCACCGAGATTGCAAACATATTTGGCATTCCAGCGCCTTACCTGTTGGCTGCCGTGCAGGGTAACAGTATGACATACCAGAATCTCGAATCGGTCGATACTCAGTTTGTCAAGTACGGACTGATGACCTACCTCAAGGTCATTGAGGACGCGATGACAGAGGTCCTGGTTCGTGGGCAGAAGGCACAGTTCAAGCTTGATACCTTCCTCCGTCCTGACGCCAAGACCCAGGCCGAGATCCACCAGATTTATTTGATGTCGAATGTCCTAAGTCGTGCAGAGGTTCGCCAGCAAAAGGGCTGGACCGGACCTCCACCGCCAGAGGAAAAGCCAGTAGTCCAGCCAGTCCCAGTACAGGAGCCAGCAAATGAGTGACATTGAAGTGCGTTACCTCGATGTTGAAGATATTGAGATCCGTGAGGAGTCCGATAATGCGCGCACGATCACTGGCCTCGCTGTTCCTTGGGATGAAGTTGTGGATACGCGCGATCTCACTGGTAAGGCAATCAAGGAGACTTTCACCCGAGGAGCTTTTGGAGATGTGGCTTCAGTCCCTCTCTTCTTCAATCACGGCCATCAACGACACGAAGCACCTATCGGACTTGTCACGCGCGGAGAGGAAACTGATGAGGGCTTCAAGATCACAGCCCGGATCTCTCCCACCGTCCGAGGAGACGAGACCTACACCCTCCTGAGGGATGGAGTGATCAAGTCTATGTCAGTAGGTTTCTCCGATACTCCCGGGGGAACCCGCCTAGAAAAGGGAGTGCATGTTCGCTCCTCAGTAAAGCTACGTGAGGTTTCCGTAGTGCCATTCCCCGCATATGCCGGGGCCACAATCTCCGAGGTCCGCTCGGAAAACCCAACCACAGAGAAGGAGGGCTCAATGCCTGACATCGATTACGCGCCAAAGGCGGACCTCATCGAAGTCCGAGAGAGCGTAGAAGACCTGAGTCGCCAGTTCGCGACTCTCAATACTGGAGGCTCCAGCAATGACGCTGGAATCCAGGTCCGTTCCCAGTCTTTCGGCGAGTTCGTCAAGGGACTTCAGACCGGCGATGCTAAGGAAGACGCCGAGATTCTGCACAAGGCAGCCGTCTCTGGTGAGCTTTACGAGCGTGCATGGTCCCCTGCCGGAAACGTTGTGGCGGATAACGCCGCACAGGCTCCAACCTGGATGGCTAATGCTTTCCGTCTGGTTGAGGCCAACCGTCGCATCTTCAACCTCTTCGACAAGGAGCCTCTGCCTTCTGAGGGAATGACGATCAACCGTCCGGTTCGTGCAGTTACTACGACCGGCAACGTGGCCGAGCAGGCTGCGCAGGGTGACGACCTCACTCTGCTCAAGTTGAGCACGACCAACGAGAACTTCCCCGTGAAGACCTACGGTGGTTACTCGCGTCTGTCCAAGCAGGCCATCGAGCGTACGGATGCGGCTTACCTGAATGCCGTTCTCCGTTTCCAGCTCCTGGATTACGCACGCCAGACCAACAGTGTGGTGGCCACGGCCCTCACCACGTCTCCGGCGTCCTACAACCAGCTCACCCTGGGTGCCCTGTCCACTCAGGATAAGGCCAAGACCTGGACGGATGCGGTTTACGATGCAGCCGCAGCCATCGCTGACAACTCCCTGGGTCTGTCTGCTGATGTATGGCTCGTCTCCTCGGTGATCTTCAAGAAGATTGCATCCGTTTATGACGCTGCTACCTACGGTCGTCCGGTGTTCTCGGTCTTTGGTGACGGGGTTAACAACATCGGCTCGGTCGATCTTCTGGGTCGTGTTCTTAACGTCGCCGGACTCCTGGTTTACCCAGATCCTAACCTGACTGGAACTGACACCTTTGTCTGCTCCCGTGAGGCCATCACGATTCTGGAAAGCCCGGGCGCTCCGTTCCGTCTGCAGGATCAGAACATCATCAACCTGTCCGAGGATTTCTCGATCTACGGATACCTGGCCACGGTCAAGAACGATCTCAAGGGCATCACCCGCGTTATCGTTCCTGCCGCCTGATTTGGAAAGAGGTCTCATCCACCATGGCTGTCACTGTTGAGGATTTCGTCTCTTACGCAAACGTGTCTGATGATGCTATTGCTGAGAGCGCCTTCAACGTTGCCGAAGTCATGGTGGATGAGAAACTCGTCCAAGCTTACCGAGAGGTTCCAGAGCTGGTCCGAGATCGGATTGTTCTGGAAGTAGCCCACACCCTGTATAAGCGCAAGGATTCCCCTTCTGGCTCTAGCCAAGGTGTGGACTTCAGTTCAGGTCAGCCAGTCATGGGTCCGCGTGATCCGTTCGCCCAGGTCTGGCCAATCATCCGTTCCTACGTGACCCCGTTCTGAGGTTGCTATGGGACTAACTCAAACAAGGCAAGATCTGGCAGCGGCATTAGAGGTTGCAGGGTACCCGGTTAAGGACCATGTACCCGAGCAGATTTCCCCGCCAATGATCTTGATCTCGACCGGTGATCCCTACGTCGAGAATTCCGATACTTTCAAGGTAAGCGAGAAGCAGGTCCACATGGAGTTGCTCCTCATTGCAGGATCCGGAGCCAACGTCAAGAAGATCGAAGCTCTCGAAACCATGATCGAAGACGTGATTGTCGTCCTCCACAATCAGGGTTGGAAGTTCTCTGGTGCTTCCGCTCCATTCGAAGCAACAGTAAACCAGTCCGTGTACCTGGTCAGTCGAGTGACTACCAGTAATTTGTTCGAGATTTAGAAAGGAGCCTTCGATGGCTGTAAGCACAAGGCTGCGTGGTAATGAGGGCGTCGTATTCTCGCTCAAGATTGGTGCCGGATCCGCAGTTACCTTCGATGATGTCAAGGCCGTTAGCTGGGAGAAGGATGACGCTGACGACTCTGACCTGACCTTTTATGAGGCCGCTCAGGGTCTCTCCAAGGTCTACACCCTGACCGTTACTGGAATCGTTTCCCACGACTCTGGTTCCTTCTACGAGTGGTGCTGGGCCAACCCGGGAGCAACTAACGTCACTCTCGTCTATGGTCCTCACGGCAACGCAACTGCCACGGCCACCAAGCCTCACTATTCCTTTGCAGTGACCAACACCGGTCTGCCGGTGTTCGATCACGAGGCAAATGTGGATAACACAGGCGCTGAGTTCGAGTACGTGTTCAACGTGGTTGGAACGCCTACCAAGGTGACCTCCTAATCCGATGGCCACTGGTGTTCAGGTCAAGGGACTGAATCAAGTTGTTCGGTCCCTTGAACGGTTCGGGGTCGAGGTATCAGATCTCAAGTCTGCCTTTCGCAAGATCGGCAATCTCGTGGTCGATGATGCCAGGCCCCGGACCAATCCCCTGACTGGACGCCTAGCCGGATCTATTAGGGCCTCCAACAGCAAGAACAAGTCCTTGGTGCGTGCCGGTGGAGCAAGAATCCCGTACGCGGGAGTTATCCATTACGGCGGGTACCACAACATCGAGGCAAAGAACTTCCTTACTGAAGCCATTGAGGCTCAGCAAGGAGCAGCAGTAAGAACGCTAGACACCGAATTGAGTGGGCTCATTCGCTCGCTCGACCTTAACTAAGGAGTAATCATGGCAGACAAGATTGATTCAGAAGAGGTCTTCAAGGGGATCACCAACAGGCGTTGGGACTCAATTTGCCGGGCCCTGGATAAGACCTTCGATGAGGTTACCGGAGACTCCAGGCTTATTAGCCTGGTCGTGGCCCACGAGGTCAACTTCAAGAGCACCGGTAAGAATGATTGGGCCAAGTTCACCGAGATGACGCCGCTTGACGTAGCTGAGTTTCTCAATGGCGGGCCCATCGAGGTTACCGAAGATGGCACTGAGTGAGGAGACCCAAGCAGCACTTGATGAGGCCGAAGAACTGAAAGCTCGATTTTGCATTCTAATCCCTTCGGTGTCACCCACTGAGTATGACGAGATGACTCCTCACCAAGTAAACATCTGGATCAAGGTCTTCAAGGACATCCAGAAGAAGAGTAAGTAGGAAGGGGGCTCCCATGGCCAACACCATCACCGTCAGTGTTCTTGGAGATGTCAAGAACATTCGCAGCGGGGTGTCTCAGGTCAACTCTCAACTGGGGAGCCTCAATAAGGCCGCATCCGGTGTAGGTCGAGCTCTCAAGGCTGTCTTCGCTGGAGCCCTGGTCCTCAAGGGTGCCCAGGCCATCAAGAATACTTTTAGCGAGGCTGTCAAGGCCAGCAGCGATCTCCAGCAGTCCACCGGCTCCGTAGAGTCTGTCTTCAAGAAGCAGGCCAGTGGAATTGAGAAGGTAGCCTCTGGTGCTGCCAAGTCCTTTGGCCTTTCCAAGAACTCCTACCAGGAGCTGGCTACCGTTCTGGGTGCCGGATTCAAGAACCAGGGTATCAAGGACTTTGCTGGAGCCACCAAGGAGACTATCTCCCTGGGTGCTGATCTTGCTGCCCAGTATGGCGGATCCACCAAGCAAGCCGTGGAGGCCATTGGTTCCTTGATGCGTGGTGAGGCCGACCCGATCGAGAAGTACGGCGTATCCATCAAGGAATCCGCTATCAGTGCCGAGCTCGCAGCCAAGGGCCAGAATAAGCTCAAGGGTGCATCGCTGGAGCAGGCCAAGGCTCAGGCTCGTCTATCCCTGCTGTTCAAGCAGACCAAGGATGCCCAGGGAGCATTCACCCGAGAGGGCAATACCTACGCCGTACTCCAGCAGAAGAATGCTGCCGCTACCGAGAACCTAAAGGCCAAGCTGGGCACAGCCCTGCTGCCAGTTCTCACCCAACTCCAGGGATTCATCTCCTCCAGCGTGCTACCAGTGGTCAGCCAGATGGTGGATTTCTTTGCGGTCAAGGCTCCTCCAGCCATTGACAAGATCAAGGCTGCCTTCAGTACCTTCATTGCCCAGTTCAGGGCTGGAATGGGTGAGGGCTTTGGGGGCCAACTCCGTGAGGCCTTCAATATCTTGAGCAACCTGTTCAA